GCTTGCGAGCAGCGGGCGGTAGGGCAGCCGGGATGTCGATAAAGGATGAGGAAGGCAGGTCGTTCGGATCGCCAACCATGACCAACGCGAGGTCGGAGAGGCGGCGGTCGATCTGCTCCTTCGCGCCAGTGATGAGCTTGTAGGTGTATCCCATGTAGTCGGCGGGGTAGAAGTGCTCGTCCTTGTAGCTGCTGAACGTCTTGCCCAGCCGCTTGCCATCGTCGAGCATGCGCACCTGCATCCAGAGGTCGAGGTAGTTGTTCGGGATCGGCGTTCCGGTTAGTCCCCAGCGTCGGGTGATCGCACCGAGGTGCTTGTGGAGGGCTTTGAAGCGTTTGGACTGCGGGTTCTTGGCGAGGCTGAGTTCGTCGATCACCAGCGTATCGACGGGACAGACGAACGTCTTGCGCTTGGGGAACATCAGCGGCAGGCGGTTGGGCAACAGCTCGGAGTTAATCAGGTAGATGTCGGCGGTGCCGTCGAGCCACGCTTGCAGCCCCTCGGCGGTGCGGAGGTTGGCCACGCGCATCCAGCTTGTATGCGCCCACCGTGCCACCTGCGCCGGCCATGTGATGCTGCAGACGCGGAGCGGAGCGACGATCAGCGCACCTCGTAGCTGCCCGCAGGTGGCGAGCGTGTCCAAGGCCGTGAGCGTCACTACGGTCTTGCCCTTGCCGGGCGACACGAACAGGGCAGCGCGGTCGTTGGCGAGCAGGTGATCGACCATCGGGAGCTGATAGTCGAACGGGCGGAAGGTTTCGGTCATTGCCATGTTGCTGTTAGCCCAAGAGAAAGGCGGTTTGCGTGGTGATCGGTGCGTTGATTTCATAGCGTTGGCTTTGTCCTTTCGGGTATGGTTCCACAGGGTATTTGAGAGCCGCCCTGATTGCGGCCTGTTGCTTTTTCGTTCCCACCGCGAAGACGTAGCGATGCTTTCGCGGGCGGTCATCGAGATAGAAGTCGTCTCCGTATTTCTCCCTCATCCATTCGGCGCGTTTGGCTTGACCTCGGCTTTCGTCCGCCACGGTTGCGCCGTGGAGATGTTCGCGGCCTTTGATTTTCCAGTCTGTGCGCTTCGCGCTCAGTCCGGTGTAGATGAAGTTCGTTGCTTGGTAGATGTAGCCGACATGCCCTTGCGCCGTGTCCGCGTAGCTTACCACCACGGACGGTTTCGGCAGCATCCGCAGCGACCTTCCCACCAGCAGGCTTGCCACGTTCGGGGAGTTCTCGCAGCACAGGCGATTGAGTTCCAGCACATGCTCCGCCCATTCGTCGCCGCATAGTCCGCCGCGCAGCGGTGCGCTTGCTGGCGTGCCGTATGTCACCACCCCGACAAGTTCCGTTCCCCTCCACGCCCCAAAGGCGTAGGAGATCGGACACATGCGCTTTGCATAGTGCCTCATCAGTAGGAACGGTTCAGCCTCCCTCGCTGGAATCGCAGTCACCACCAAAGGGCTAACAAGGTGCTGCATGGAATGCCTCGTAGCGTCTTTGGCGAGTTCGGGAGTCTGTGAGGCGGCATCCATGAGCTTATGCGTTATCATGTCGATCAGCCGCTTGCCCGCCGCGATGTCGTCGCAGCAGGCAGCGTGGAACGTGTGCGCTGCCAGCCGGTCGAGCCAGCGGGCTTGCAGCGCGGTAGGCCGCTTGCCTGGAGCCTTGAACTCGACAAACAGCACGCGGCCTTGGTAGAGGAACATGCGGTCTGGCTGCCCTTTCTGGTTCTGCCCGGCGAGCTTGAGTGACAAGCAGCCCTTGGCCTTGGCGTAGGCGCAGACTGCCTGCTCGATGGTGGACTCTCTCATGGCTTAGGGGTTAGGGATTGAAGGGCTTCGTAAAGTTCTACGTCGCAGAAGTCTGGGGCAAATGGGAATGTGTCTTTGTGCTTACGAATCGCCTCCGCCAGCCTGTCGCGCTGTGCGGTCATGGCGGTTAGTTCTTTACGCAATCTTCGCACGTTATAAAGCGCATCGTCTTCGCTGTCAGTTGTGTATTTCTCTAATTCAATTCGCGCCTTGTCCCGCTCGCGTTCTAGCTTGCGGGCGAAGTCGGCACACACTTTCGATCCGATTCGTAAATCTCCGGCTTTCCATGTTTCAGCATCCGTCTCAGGTGTTGGTCGTGTGTTCATGGTTTCGGGGGTAGGGATTGGAGGGCTTGCTGGGCTTTTTCAAATGCTTCTGGCATGGATGCTGGCATAAAATCCAAACTGTCAATACTGTTGCAAGATTCTACCAATTCCTGCAGAGCCTCAGCCAGCATGTCGCGTTGTGCGGTGACGGTGGCGAGTTCGTTTTGGGCAAGCGCGGCCATTTCGACTGCTACCTGCCATTTGTTTTGCCATCCGATGTTCTCCGCCTGTGCCTCACGCAAAAGCTCCCATGCAGCCAGTTCGGATTGAGTATCGTTCTCGACCTCATCATCCGTTCGCCCCCGCCCCTCGGCAATGGACATCCAGCGGATTGATTCTGCCCGTGCCTCGTCCCGCTCGCGGATGGCGGCTGCTCTTTCATGGGCGGCGCGGTCGATTATGTTCAGCATTCCACCAGTCTTCAAAGCTTCCCGCGTCTCGTTGAGTTCGCGTTCGAGTTTGCGGGCAAAGTCAGCATCGACCTTGTCTGATGAGGTCGCCATGCGCTCGCCGTTGGATTTTCTCCATACGTCAACGGCGGCCTCGTCTGTTCTTGGTGTGTCAGTGTTCATCGGTTTCTTACGATTGGTTTTTTGAATGCGTGGATGTGGGCGAGGTTGGCGACTGCGGCGACGTCGCGCCCGTCGTCCTCAAGGCTGCGCAGCCATGCGAGCACGGCGGAACGCTTGACCTCAAGGCTGACCAGTTGCGGCACGGCACGATACACGGCCTCGATGTCTGTCACCTCAAAGTCCCACGCAAAGCGCACGCCCTCGGCGACCTTGGTTGCGGCGACCTCGTTGCTGGCCTCCAGCTTCTCAGCAGCGGCACGCTTGGCAGCGAGGACGGCAGCGATCCCGCCCTCCTCGGCGGCCTCGCGTGCGGCGCGTGCGGACTCAAACGCGGCACGCTCGGCAGCCTCCTTCTCGGCCTTGATCCGCAGCACCTCCTCGGCGTGCTTGCCGACAAGCTGCTTGATGCGGCCTTCCTCGGCGGTGATCTCGACAAGGAACTCGGCGGCAGCCTGGTCGATCATCTTGCCGATGCGGTTGACCGGCTCCTTGACGAGCTTCCTTGACTTCTCAACCTCGATCCGCATGGCGGCGAGCTGGCGGGTGTGATACTGCGCCCTTGCGCTGTCGTCATTGTCGGCGACGGCGGTGATGACTGCCGAGTTGGCGAGCAGCTCGGCTTTGCGTTGGATCGCCTCGTCGGCGATGGTCAGTTGGTAGCCATCCCCAGCGAGGATGAGCGGCATGATTTCGGTGGTGTTCATATTTTTGTTGGTTGGTGTCTATCTGTAACGGAGAGCGGATTGTCTGCCGGGCGTGCGTTTCTTGTCGCGCTCCCTTTTCTCGACTAGGAGCTGGAGAGCGCGGATATGGTCGCGGGTGCCGGGCTTGTCAATGTCGGGCGACTTTCTTAGGTCACGGAGGATCAGGTTGATCGTGTCCATGCTAAGGGTGTGGTCGTAGTTTCTCATGGGGTGGGAAATGGTCGGGGTGCGTCTTGCGTGATGTGGCCGGTGCAGATGCAGCAGCCGGTCAGAAGCAGGCGGCAGTGGTATTTGTGGCAGGTTGGGCAATGGTTGGGCGGGGTGACGCGCTCGCGGGCTTTGGCGGCCTTCTCGATGAGTGCTTTGCGGATGCTCAGAACGGCTGATTGGCCGTCGGAGCGTGCGGGTAGTCCCAGAGCGTCCAGGGGAGGCGATGGATGAGGATCGGCGGCAGCCCGTCGCGGTCTGCCCGGATCGCCAGCCAGACCACGTCCGAATCCAGCGGATCGCGCATCACGCAGAGCTGCGATTCGAATGCGTTCATCGCTTCGTGCCACGTCTCGACCTCCTGTGAGGCGTTGCACGGGGTCAGTGGGATTGCCTCCCCCTCCGGCTGCGAAAGGCTGCGGAGCGCGGCGTGGTGCGCCTTCTCGGCTGTCTCCGCAGGTTGCAGCGGGGTCTTGGCACTCAGCACCAGCCCCGCCCGGCGCTTTCCCGCCGCTGGCGGGTCGATGCGGTTGATGGCGGCCTCGAGCATAGGGTCGTGATGGGCAGCGGGTGATGCGGCTGCCGGTTGCTTGGCTGCGGCTTTCTTGGCGGCGATGATTTCGGCGATGGTTGGCATGGCGGTTGGTAGGATGTGAGAGGCGGATGCTAGAGCGGCTTCGCAAGACTGTTCGCCTTGCTCGGCTGACATCCGCCTCTCGCCCAGAAAACCCCACCCCGCGTCGCGCAGGGTGAGGCGTGCCATGCAACAGCACTTGTCCCGGAGATCAGTAGTCTTCGCCGTTGAGGATGCCGTCCAGCTCGGTCAACGCAGCCACGAGCGCAGCGTCGTCAATCGTGTTGGCGTTGTTCTTTGCCTTTGGTAGCCAGTTGGAGATGAGGCTTGCCACGCCCACCTCGTCAACCTCGCCGAGCTTCTTGCCCTTGTATTTGCCGACATGCACCACGACCGACTCCCAGCCGGATGCCTCGGCCTTTGCCTCGGTCTGCTCGGCAGGTGCGTCGGTGTCGCGGTCGCGGATTCGCTTGTATTTCCCGCTCGGCTTTAACGCCTTGTCCTTGTCGGGGGCGATGAACGAGATGTTGGCGTATGTGCGATCATCTTTGTGCTCATGTTGGATGATCAGCTTCACGCCGTGACCGATGAGCGACTCCATGTCGAACTCGTCGAGTTCAAGCTGGGTCAGGTCGCGTCCCATCATCTTCTTGAGGTCTTTCCGCAGGGCTGCCTTCTCGTTGAGCGATGGCGTGTAGCCACGCGACCAGATGCAGAATCGGCGGTCGTTTTCCTCATCCATGCACTCCGTCTCAAACACAAGCCGGAACTCGTCTTTTTCGCCGTATTGCGTCATGCGCTTTTTCAGCTCCGTCACATCGACCAGCACGGCCTTGATCGGTCCATCGGTTTCGGGGTGCGGGGTGAAGTTACTGTTTCTTTTTTCGCTTAGTTTCATTGTTGTTGTTGTTGTTGTTGGAGAGGGTTAGAGATCGAAGTCAGTGAGCGGCTGCCGCTGCTTGTTTTCACCGGCGAATCGAAAGGTATCCACGCCGCCCCAGTTGGAATACTTGCGGCGGTTGAGGTCTGCCGGTGCTTTCTTCATCTGCGGTGCGGGTTTTCTCGCGCCCGTGATGACGCTAGTAAGCGGCGCATGGGCTAGATGCAAACGATTCCTTTCAGATTCGACCCTTGCAATCAGTTCTTTGGCTTTTTGGGTGAGCTGCATCGTGTTGATGGGTTAGCGGCTGGAGCAATGCACAAGGACTGCGGTGGCAGCAAGGATCAGCAGGGCGACGGATAGGCTCGCGGCAATGCGCCCGCTGGCGTCACGCGCCGGTGGCGCGTAGGTCGAGCGGCGGATGGGCTTACTCAACTCGTCGATCTGGTAGCGCAGCAGCGGGTCAGGCTGATACCGAAGTTGCTCGTCGAGGTTGACTGGCAGGAACTTGTCCTGCCCGGGTGTGATGTCGTTGTTGTTCATGTTTTTTGGTGTTGTTGGTGAGAGTTTTAGTTGTTGTCGTGCTGCATTTGTTGCTGGAATGCCAGCGTTTATCGTTTTCAGCACCACCTCGCAGTCTGTTGTCTCGTAGCTACAAGTATGATTGCAGACTGACCCAGCTATCCAGCCACGACTTAGCAAGAAATCATCCCATGCCATCCCGTAATATCCAAAGTGATCTCCACAGAATCTAATGATGAAAGGCTGGAACTTGTCGTTGTTGTCTGTTTTCATGGTGTTATTGTTGTTGGTGAGAAGAATGTTGCGCATTAGTCGCGCTCAGGTGGGTTTTCGAGCACCATTTCGCGCACTTCGTCAATCTCGGCTTCGGTCAGCTCGATGATGTTGCCGTCGTAGTGCGCCTCAATGATCTCGATGTCGGCGTGGTCGGCGGGCTGCATGTAGGTTGCGGGCGTGCCGGGGATGACGCGAGCCTCGACGATGATCTCGATCTCGCGGGTGATGGTAATGGTCATGTTGGGTAGAGGTAGTGCCGAGGGATCGAACCTCGGCGGTTTTGTTAGGCGTTGATGATCCGTCCGTCGCTAAGGCGTGTTGCGTGCCATCCAGAATCAATCGAGCAGAAGCGTTCTTTTGGAGCGGCTTCCATTTCGGCGGCGACTAGGTTGCGGACGATTTGCATGGCGGCTTCCCATTCAGGAGTTCCGAAGGTGAGGCTGTTGACTGTCTTGCGAGCGGCGGCGAGCTGTTTGGTGTTGGACATGCGCAAAACCTAGGCAATGCCGAACGGAATGAAAAGACATTTCTGCAATTATTTTTACGCGATCCGCAGAATCCCTTATTCCACTAGGGAAAACGGGCGAAAAAAAGTTTACCGCGTTGTCTCGTAATGCATCGCATCGCGGTTCCAGAACGCTCCGGCAGCGAGCCAGCCGACCTTTGCGAACGCCTCCATCGCCTCGATGGGCATGGATGCGGCGCGTGGCCAGTGATTGCGCAGGCCGTTGCTGGCTGGCGCAAAGTCGATGGCGATGCCCCAAGCGTGTTTCGAGTGCCGCGATCCGCCGCGCATCTTGCGGTAGTTGTAGCAGCCGGCGTATTCGGAGAGTATCCACGCCGAGGGTGTATCGGTGATCTCGGTGATGGCAGCGAGCAACGAATGAGCTACGAGCCGATGGCAGCGGATGGTTTGCACCGGCTTTCCTTCGTATTTGAGGCCGAGGCCGCGCACGTTCGCTCCGACAAGGTTCGACTCATCGCCCGGCTGCCCGAACCGTGCAATAACGCTCGCGTCGTCGCCGGTCGGCCATGGATGAGGCGTGGGCATGAGTGCCCGCAGGTGACGCTGACAGGCGGCAGTCGATACATCGCCCCATAAACCGTCCGGCTTCGTGCCGATCCGCTCTTGCAGGGCGATGATCTGTGCCTTGGTCATTTGGTCGGCGTGACGCGAATGTTGCGGCTGATCTCGGTGGCAGCCACGACGGATGCTTGGTCGATGCCGCGTTGCTCGATCACGGTCACGGTGCCGTCGGGTGCGGTCGTGGTGGTGATCGTCGAGACGCAGGAGGCCAGCGCAAGGCAGGCGAGGGCGAGGATGGTTTTCATCGGCGTGGGGTGTTGGTTGTGTCGTTGCTGAGATAGCCAAGGATGGCGAGGGATACTGGCAAGATCCATGTCTTCCAGTCGATCAGTGAGTTGCCATCCTGGACGGTTGTCTGGATGGCGGCGGCGGCGGCTGCAAGCAGTCCGATTAGTGTGGTCTTCATAGGTGGCGATTTTTGTAGAGGCATGTCCCAAGGCCGCAGCCTTGGCTGAGGCGTTGCACGTCGTCTTGCAGTTTAGTGACGATGCCGCGCAGGGTGGCGATCTCATTCGAGAGTGAGCGGTAGATGATCGCGGCCAGCGTTGAAATAACGGTGGCAAGTGCGATCAGCACGGTTAAAATCCATTCAGTGGGGACGGTCATAGGTCGGGCGTAGGTGTGATGATTGATGGGTCAATGTCAATGCGAGCGTCCAGCCCGCCCATTGATTCGATGATGAAGGTGAACTCGGCATAGTCAGGCGGGGTCTTAACCGGGCTGCCTGTGAGCGGTGTCGAAAGTATCGCGTCATCGCATGGGATGAAGTATTGCCCGGCGTGTTCGCCGCTGTGGATCGGGTATGCGCCGGGCTGCCAGAACACGGGCGAGCCATGCGCGATCTGCACCGCAGCCACTGCCTCGGCGGCGGCTTGTGCTTGCTCTGCGTTGACGACGAATCCGATCATGCTAGTGTTAGTCCGGTGGTTCCTTCCCAGAGGTTTTGCGTAGCTTCTCCGAACAATTCAGATTGCGCCTCTGTGAACCCAAGGCCAAATCCGTATGAACAAAAATCCATACCAGAATTAGAATAATTCTGTATTACGCCGTTTGCGTTGACTGCCATCATGACCATGTTTTGAACTGTCATGATGCCTTGGCTTGCCGCTGTATCGCTGGCACGGGTTTCATAAACGCCATTACGGTAACGACCGTTGAATCGGAATGCTGAACTAGTTCGAGATCTGATAAAAAAATATCTATTGTCAGTATCAACCGCGCTGCTAAGTGCTGTTCCGTTGTTTGGTCCTGAGCCGCTGCCATACCTTTCGATCCATGCGCGGGTATTATTTGATGTATCTTGCCCACCCATGAATCTTTGAGTGTTAAGTAAGGCGCTATTAAATCTGGTCATTGCAAACAAGGATGTGGAATCTTGCAAGCATCCAGCACCAGAAAGCGACACGCCAGTGTCAAAATACCCCGTTGATCCATCGCTTTGCACATACCCCGCCCCGTGCGTCACGCTGCCAACGAACGTCCCGCTGGTCAGGCTGCGTAGGCAGATCGCATTGGCAGCAGCGACGCCCCAGATGGGCAGGTAGAACCTCTTGATCGAGTCCCAGCGGCTTGCTATCTTTTCAGCACGGATAAAGTCGTTGATGTAATCACGTTGTGCAGCGGTCACGGTTGCTCCTGCCGTCCTGATTGCAGAGATGTAGGCATCCGCGTCAGCATCCCGACGGCTGGCAGCAATGCGTGAATAGAGCAGGGACATGGCTAGGTGAAATCGAAAGTGTCAACGCCGACATTTTGCAGCGCGAAGTCATCGCCCTCAAAGATCGAGGTGAGCTTGGAGTTGTTGATCGTCACGCCGTTGGATGCAATCGTCGGCACGCCCGCGCCTGTCACGCGGCGGAAATAGAGGATGTGGCCAAGCGTGAAGGGCGCGGTTGCATCGAGCTGGATCGTGATAGCGCAGCCGCTGGCGTTGGTCAGCCGCAGCTTCTTTCCCACGTCGCTCGGTGTCACGGTGCGGGTGGTTGTCGATACCGTCTCAATCGGGATGACTGACGTATCGCCAGTTGCGCCCGTTGCTCCGGTGTCTCCTTGGTCGCCCTTGTCGCCCGTCGCGTAAAACTCGAACGTGACGGCCTCGTTGTTGGCAAACGCAGAGCCGGACACGAATGTCCCGTTGATGTGGTGATGGTTGCCCTCGTCGGTAACGCTGGTCACGAGGAAGTTGAAATGGCTGGTGTCCGCGTTGGAGTTGCTGCGGATCACGACCCGCGCCTTGATCGTCGAGGTCGAGTCGTCAATCAAATTCAGCAATGCGCTGGTGTCCGTGCCGTCAATGTCCGTGTCCCTGATCGAAATTTGAGTGACTGCACTCAGGGTCGAGCTGTTGAATTTCAGATGACCTGGACTCGGTGCGCCCGGGCTCGTGTTCGTGTCGAACGTGTATTTTAGACCGGCACGGTCGCCTTGCGCTCCGGTGGCTCCTTGGATGCCTTGGATGCCCTGTATGCCTTGGATACCCTGCTCGCCCTGATCGCCTTGCACGCCCTGCAACCCGCGCGATACGGTCACGGCTACGGTTGCTGCGCCTCCTGTTTGTGTAACGTTCGCGGTGGTCATGTCAATGGGGTGATGGGTTGGTCGAGTTGCAGATACATCCGCATGCTGATGTCGCGGTTGCCGGGGGATGTTTTGAGCACGATGTCGAAGACATACTTCGCGTCCTCCAGGTCATCGGTTGAGCGGTGGATCACCACGTTGCCGCCTGATACGGTCGGATCAAGCGAGAACGCATCATTGCAGCTCTGCATCGACCGCATCGCGCTGGTGACAGTAAACGTGCCGTCGATGGTGATCGGTGCGCCAGCGTCATCGGCGAATGACGCGGTAATGTCGAGGTCTTGCCCCCGGATGAGATAGATGGTGTCGGCCATTGGTTAGTCTCCGGCGTGGATGTCGATGTAGAGCGTGATAGGTGCAACGTCTCCCTCGAAGGTCACTGTGTCCCCTGCTGATGGGTGCGCCCCGGCTGGGCTGGATTGCAGGCTCATAAAGGGAGCGGTGAAAATGTTTGTGTTCGTGCCGTCGGCGATCTCGACTGTCCCGGTTGTGGAATCCGAGCGGATCAGGATCGAGTGGACTTTCGTCATCGTCGGCAGTGCGCGGCCTTCGTAGTCGGTCGCGTCCCAAGTCACGCCTGTAAATTTGTATGCGCGGCTTGTGCCGACTCCCGCCGTGGTATTGGTCGAGGTGGCCGCCGTCGTGATCCCTGCGGATGTGCCGTTGGCGTGCGCGAGGTTGAGCGTAGAATCGTTCGCAGCCTTCTCGATGGCTGTCAGGCTGTAATCTGCACTCGTGCCGCCTACGGTGTAATGCGCGGTGATTGCGGCGGTGGCGGTCAATGCTGCCCGAACCTTGGTGGCGACCTTGGCTGCGGTGTCGTCGGTCAGCAGCAATGCAACCGGCACAAGCAAGGGCGATCCAGTCACAAGCGCAGAGGTGACGGTCACGTTGAGGTTGCCCGCCGTGGTTGCCCCGGCTGCTGCCACAATCGTCGCAGTCTCGACTTGGTTTGTGCCTGCTACCGTGCCGGTGACTGCGCCGGTCGAGAGGTTCAGGGACAGCGTGTCGCCGTCCTGAATGAGCATGGCGAGCGAATAGGCGACGGTAGGTGCGTCCGTGTAGGCGAGTGCTCGCGCTGATGTGCCGATG